CCTTATAAAGATGTTGGGGGCATACCCACAATTGGGTACGGGGCCACTCACTACGGGAATGGCATGAAAGTAACAATGTATGACAAACCTATAACGAAGGATGAAGCATTGGGTCTTTTGTCTTTTATGGTTCCGGAATACGAGGATTATGTAAATCAACTTGTATCTGCATGTCTTAATCAAAACCAGTACGATGCTCTTGTATCATTTACTTATAATCTTGGCCCTTCAAACCTTAGCAATAGCACGTTATTAGGTAAAGTAAATATTAACCCAAATGATGCATCAATTGCCTATGAGTTCAGTAGATGGAATAAGTCAGGCGGTAGAGTGTATAATGGACTTGTTGCGAGACGCAAACAAGAAGCTGAATTATATTTTGAATTAAAATGCAGTTGATATGAAAAAGCACTTTAGATACGGGCTTATATTATTTGCGACATTGGCGATTATGATTCTTATATTCGGTTGCGGAACCGTAAAACGTGACCGACAAAAGGCAGTAGACAAAACCCAAATAGAAATTAATACCGTTCAATCCGATAGCTCAAAGGGATATGTTATTCAAGGCTCAAAGGTCAGCACAACCACAAAGGAAACATGGATAAGCGAAAACAGCAATGTAACTGTAAAGCCAATAGACCCAACCAAACCCGCTACGGTAACGCGTGAGGGCAATAAAATCACAACTACTAATGCAGAGGTTACAGTCACGGAAAAAAGCGAAACAAAGGCCAAAACAGATAGCACCGAAACCGCACAATATATAAATGACCTTTGGCAGAACTATTTAAACCGCGCGGTAAATTTAGATCAAGATAATAATACAAAGGATTTGAGTTTAAACAAAGAAACCACAAAACCCAACCCGTGGTTATACGGTGGAATAGTTGCGGTCATTCTAGGGGCTTTGGGTATCTGGTTGGTTTATAAACGTAGTGGCGGCAAATAAAAGTTACTTTTATCCGCGAATAAGTGTAAAGTTACGGTTAGCCATGTGTTAGCGGTTATTTAAACGAACCCACTCTTTTATTATTTCAGTTTCGGTCATAAATTTTCTTGTTACAACATTCATATAAATGTCTCCATCTTCTGTGTTATCGGAGTACTCATAATATCCACTTATATATCTTACCAATGAAAAACACCCGCTAACATCGCCTATAAAATCATTGCCGTTCTGTGCTTTATCCGAATTTTCGTTTTCTTTACTCATTTTGTAATTATTTAAAAGTTAGTGCGTATTTAATCGGCAACGCTTCATAGCCGTAAGCGTTAGCAAACAGCCTGAAAATAGAGCAATCCATAAAATTCAGCGTTTCCACAGTTCGGACACACATGCTCACCCCCGCCGGTTGCGTAAGGTCTGATTGCTTTCTCGCATTCGGTTCCTTGCCATTTGCATTTTCTTTTTGTGCATTCATAAGCTACTGCTTCTTCATCCATTCTTGTATATTTTCTTTTTTCCATAATAATTTACCCGAAGGCCGATTTGCTAACACGGCCTATAAATAAAAGCCGATATTAAAGTTATTTATTTGAATCAATCATTTATTACTCGGCTTCAATTCATAGCCGATACGTTGTAGGCAATTAGTTTGCAGAACTGCATCTATTGTTAGGGCATTGCGAGCCTCCAGTCGTTTGTACTTTTATACTACCGCAGGAGCAAACTAACTGTTCGCTTCGCCCTACAACATCAAATAAAGCTAATACCTTATCTTCTAGCTCTATAACAGGCATAGTCTCATCATTGTAATATTGCTTAAATAATTTTTTTATCTTTTCTTTCATCGGTACTATCTTTATTTGTGAGCGTTGTAAAACATTTAATCACATAATTCAGCAAAAGTCTTTACCTGCGCGACTGTTATCGGAATAGCATTGACGTGCATCGCATCAATCCACTCGTCATTATCTTTATCTGATGGATGGTGTCCATATCTTCTCTCATATTCAAATTCTGCAATTTTTAATGATTCATGGTAATTAATTAAATATTTTTGCGCTTTATTTATTGCTTTTTGAAATTTTAAATCCGTCATTTTTAAAACGTTTTACAACACCATATAAAAACAAAAGCGGTTCATTGCTTTATTGGTATTTGGTTATTATTTTTTTACTTCCGCATTCGTGAGGTTAGCATCATTTTATTCGCTTCAATTTTTATATAATTCCGTTAGCGACAATTAAGTTTTTAACCTAATCTCACAATTATCTTCTAGCCAATCCCATAAGTCTCTACCGCTTGTAAAAGGTTTCCCGTAAGCCTCAAAAACTTGACTGTGGCTAACACCACATAAAATTAATTGCTGGGCTTCTGCTCTTAAATCAACTAGCAGGTTTAATATTTTCATATTATTTATGGCAGTTTCTGTGCTTTCATCAATATTTGGCACGTGTAAAAGTTCTTGTATTTTGTCTATTTTTACAATCATTGCTTTATTTTTTAGTTTTATTATATTTCTCCACCCAGGAATCAACGCGCCCCATTAGATCGTCAATAGCGGGCTTGTGCTTATCCGGTATTCTTGTTTTCTGTATAGACGTTGCCTTATTGGATAGAACACGGCTAACGCTCTTAAAATTGATGAAATCGTATGGGTTCATAAGTTTGTTTTTATTGTTTTTAGTTTTACCCAATTCCAAGATACTAGGGATTCTACATCTATTCCCATAAATGGTAATGCGTAACCTTTTGATCTTAAAATATCAAAAGCTAATGCACTCAACCATTCATCAGGAAAATCTTCATACATTTCCCAAACTTTTCTATTGCATTTTAGAAGTAAAAGATCTTCATCTGTTATATCAGAAAGTGATGTTAATTCTAATGTTGATTTTTGAATGGTTTTCTCTTCTGGTAAAAATTTATAGCTATCTAAAAGCAATAACCTTCCCCATCCTTTTATTCTTAAAACTTCCTGATTGTAATACAAGGCAAAAAATATTTCTTTGTTATCAATATTGTTTTCCATTTTGGTTTTTTTGTGAATAGCAAATATACTAGTATTATAGACTTATAAACTATTATAAATGTTAAATTTACTATTATTATAGAAATAAATATATAAATAAAATTACTTAAATAGTAGGTTTGTGATTATTTTACGTTACATTTACCTAATTAATAACAACGCACTAAAACAAAAGCAAAATGAAAACATCAAAAGCAGAATTGGTAAGTACAGAACAAACAAATATCAGCGATTTGAGATTTGGCCGAAACGTTGTGAAATATCAAGAATTGCCATTGCCCAATTCAACGGCATACCGAAAAATACGATCCAGAAAAGAACTTCATAACTATATCGCAAATTACCTAAAATTAGAATTTACAGAGGTAACAGATAGCGTACTTATTAATACGATGGATTTAGAGGGAAAACAATACCGAACATTCGATATGCCTAGATTGTTTCTTGGAAGGGTACAGGCTTCAATAAAAGTATAAACAAAAAAAGCGCCCGATTAAGAGCGCCAAAACAAAAGCAATACAAATATATGATAAAGCTAGGAATTAAAACGGAAAACATGAAATTAAAGATAGGTGAAAAGATGCCATTGGAACTACGAACTGCAATAAGCATATTCTTGAAGGGCGCGGATTACGCCATAGTAGTAGATCAAATGGACACCCCACGGCGGCAGGACACGATTAAAAACTTCATGGCTGGCACGCATGAAATCATATCTCAGGAAAGTCTGGAAACGGCTGAAAAGCTAGTTGAATACGCTATTGATAAGGCAGATGATCGAATCAAAAAATTAAAAGACGCGGCTTCGGTAATCAAGAAATATAAAACTCGGCAAAACCAATAATATGAAACTAGATCAAAAAGAAAAATACCAGATGTATAAACATGGAAACGATGAAGGCCTTAAAATGGGAATCTTAATTGGCGTTACTTCCACATTGGCGTTTATTGTATTTTCATTTATAATATTTTCGATATGAAACTAATATCATTAAGTGAGAAAGTATCTATTATAGAAGTTTTAATGGGAACACAATACAGTCATATGGAAGGTTTAAAATCTATTTTTAAACACAATGATTTTCTAAATACAGACTTGTTGAGTAACTATTTTGTAGAAGATCAAGAATACCATTATCTAAATAGATTTGTGCCTTGTACGATTGGAGGTTTTATTTTGGATAAGCCATTTAACCCAAATGATTTAGAACCGCAAGATAATTTGGATAATAAAACAGCTCTTGATATTATTGATAGTTGGGATAATTACCAAAACCGACTAAGCAAAGTAATGTTTGAAGGTTTTGAATTTGAGAAAATAGATAAAATGCATAGTACGGTTCATTTAAAAATGGATAGTTTTAAATATTGTGTTTTTCATTATAATGTAGTTAATGAGTGGTTTTTGTCTATGGGTACTAACATTATATCAGACATAATCAAACTAGAGTTAACATTAACGCCTTATGGGGCTAAAATATCCGGATTATGAACGCAGAAGATTTAAGAGTAGGCTATTACTACAAAATAAAGGGAAAAGCAGTTAAAATGGACGGTTCCACGGCGGCAGACGCGCTACGCAAGACTTACGGATTGACTGTAGAACGAATACCCATAACTAAAACTTTGCTAGACAGGCTTAATTTTAATTTAGGGCGTGAATCATTTTTTCAATTAACAGATTCCATTTGCCTTTTTCTTAAATCCAATGAGATCGGATATGAGCCAACAATAGAGCAATCGCCCATTAACCCTAAAGATTTATATGATCAGATAATTTTGCCTAAAATTGAATACATTGATCAGCTCGAAGATATTTTCAGATGCTTTAACCAAAAAATAGAATTATGAAGGGAAAACATTTATTGATATACTTGATGGCATTTATTCTGGTTTACTCATGGATAAGCCTTCCAGGCTTTACAAGGTCGGTCACGATAGCTCAGCACTACTTTTTACATTGTCTTTACTACCTCTTTTTAGGGCTTTGCTTAGTTGCTGTACTCGCTATTGTGGTCGTGAAATGGGATGAGGATGTATTTGACGGGTGGGATTAGGATTAGTTTATACACAACAAAAAAGATCGGCTAATAACCGGCCTTTATTAATTTAACTATTCTTTAACAAACCATATATGTATGTATGATATATATAATGTATATTTACATAAGTAAAAACAAACAAATACTTTATATCATTATGGCAATATCTAAGGAAGAACAAAAAATGTACCCCAAAGTTTATACCGAAATTAATTTTAAGCCTTATGCGGATACAAGGAATGATATCGGAAAAAAATATATTATTGAGACTACCGTTAATAATGAAAATGAGGAATCTAAATTTTACGATAACTTGAACCATAAGTCCAATATTATATTAACAGTAAAGCTTCCAAACGGAGTTATTAAGTAAAAACAAATACCATGAAAAACTTAACACCACGTAAAATTTTAAGATTCATTTGCGTATCAATAGTATTAATCGTGCCTTGTATGGCCATTTATATTTACGGAGTATGAAAACTATAACCCAATTAATTAAAGAAGCGGACTGCGATACAGGAAAAGCAATTGACCACGTAGGATTCAGCGCGGAAACCCATCCTTATTCAATCAATTTCTACACAGACAACGGAAACGTATTTTCAGAGATAGCCCAAAAGATAAAAGGTAAATGGGTAGAGGTCCAAGCATCACCAGAAGAAATAAAACTTATGGAAAACCGAATTGAAACGCATATAACGGAAATAGAAGACAACGAAAAACGCTCATTCTCGCAACCGGACCCAATCGAATATCGAGACGGTGATACATTTTCATATAATGGATAAAATTATGAACGCACTAGAATTAAACGTTAAAATTAGTTTTTTGTCTTTATTTGAAGCAAATAATGCAACTACAAAAACTATCAGAAATATAAAGCACGAGGCAATAATTGAATTTTGTATTGACAGCGAATTATTAACGCAAAACGAAATAGATTTAATTGAGAATATTGCCAAAAATCAAAAGCCATGAAATTAGAAAAACTACTTAAAGAGCTTATTGAAAACAGCGATCTGATTCAAGACCTGAACGCGAAAAAAATATGTATTTCCGAATCTGAATATTATTCCAAATTCAATACTGAATCTGAAAAAGCATCTGACCTTGAAAATATTTACCTAGAAAAAAAGAATATTTTAGATGCTCGACAATCGGTAGTAGATAATATCAAACTAGAGATTGAAAAAGAGGGCAATTACATAAGCCAAGGTCTAAAGGAAATTAACTTACAAAAAATAGGATATGAAACAAGTAAAATTTAGAAGGCCGCATTACGATAGAAAAGGGAATTTTAGCCATTTTTCCTACTGGGGCAAAATAAACTTTAATAAAGATTTTTCAGAAAGCAGTTTTACAAGTCCGACGTTTAACAGCAAATGCACATATAAAGAAGATGAGCAGTTTACTGGACTGAAAGACTGTAAAGATATTGATATTTATGAAGGGGATATTGTAAATCCATTTACTGATCAGCAGGAATATGCTCAGATAATATTTATGAACGGAGGTTTTAAAATAGCAACAAAACGAAAGAGCGGAAATTATTTAATATGGAATTATAATAAAGAGGAAGCTGAAGTAATAGGAAATATTCACGAAAATCAAAAACTAAGAAAACATGAGAATCTTCAACCTAGAGAACTATAAACAGATATTAGCAATACTTTTAATGGCCTTCTTTTTTGGCTTTGGGGTTTGGTGCTATATCAATTCAATTTAAAATTAACTAATTAAAACAAAAGCCATGAGCGAACAAAAAACAAACATCTACAAAAAGCTATTCTTAGTAAAATCTAAAATAGGCAAAATCTCAAAAGACAGTAAAAACCCTTTTTTTAAAAGCCAATATTAAAAAAAGTATTGTATATTTGTATTATGAAAAAAACAAATAATTATATATACATTCATAGAACAATAGAAAACAAAAATGTTTTCTATGTGGGAAAAGGAAAGGGACATAGAGCATATGAAACTCGAAAAGGCAGGCATAGTGATTTATGGGAATCTTTTGCTTTAAATAAATATGAAATAGAAATAATAGAATGCGATCTCAATGAAGATGATGCATTTACTTTGGAAGTAATTTATATAGCTAAATATAAATCTTTAGGTATGGCGCAAGCTAATGTAACTATTGGTGGGCGCGGAATAAACGTAGATAAAAGATGGTGGAACGATAAAATATCAAAAGCATTAAAAGGTAAGCAAATGCCAAAAGGCAATCTAAGCAAATCATACAAAGACAAAATTACAAAAGATCAGCTTATTCATTATTATTTACAAAGAAAGCTGTCCACAATAGAAATAGGTAAAATATTTGGATTGTCTTATGGCACTATAATAGAAAGATTAAATTACTATAATATAAAAATAAGAAATACGGGAAGAAAATCTATAATGATAAAATGCGTCAATGATAATAAAGAATTTAAATCATTATCTGATGCTGCTAAATATTACAATGTATACAGGGAGAATATCGCTAAAGTGATAAGCGGTAAATATAAACAAACAGGAGGCAAAAAATTTATAAAAATATAACTAATGTTAAACAAAAGCAAAATGGGAATACATAAAAAATTGTTTACGCTAAAGTCTAAGCTAGGAAAAATATCAAAGGATAGCACGAATCCTTTCTTTAAGTCAAAATTTTTCGATATAAACGGACTTTTAGAAAACGTGGAGCCATTAATGAATGAGAATGATTTGCTTTTATTGCAGCCAATCGAAAATAACAAAGTAGTAACTAGGATTTTTGATATTGAAACATCAGAATTTGTTGAAAGCTCAATAGACCTTCCTATTGGAGTTAAGCCGCAAGATATGGGTTCTGCTATCACTTATTACAGAAGATACAGCCTTCAATCCCTTTTAGCATCACAGGCCGAGGACGACGATGGAAATAAAGCGAGTAAGAAACCAAAAGAACCAATAGAAAAACCTTTTACAGATCAAGATATTAAAGTGATAAAAGGTAAAATAATAGCGTGTGCCAACTTGGAAGACTTAACGAAACTCTACAATTCAGATGTTAAAATAAAAACTAACAAGGAATTAGTAGACGCGGTTAAAGATAGGAATCGGTCATTAAAAGAAGATCAATGATAGCTCTAATCGATTTTGATTCTTTGCTATACGAATCGGTTTATAAAATTGTTTCGTATAGGCAAATGAAAGAGGCAATTTCCAATTATGGAAAAGAAACTGCTAAACAATGGCTATTGGAGGAAATTTATCATGAAGGAGTGAATCGTGCCGAAAATCAACTGCTAAAAATGCAGAATTATTTAAACGATATTTTTTTTGAAGAAATTGATTCCTATGAGCTGTACATTACTACTTGCTCAAAATCTTTCCGTAAACAAATAGGACATGAATACAAGGCAAACCGTAAACCAAATAAATACGTTTTTCTATTGCGCGAGCATTACCGAAACAACGGTGCTTTAAATTCAGAAGTTTATGAAGCCGACGACCTTATCGCGGACCGGGCAAAAGAACTGGGAAAAGGTAATTTCATAGTCGTTTCGATTGACAAGGACTTAAAGCAGATACCGGGCTACTATTGGTCGTACTATAAAGTAAAATCAAAGGATCACGAAGGCAATCTAATCATTAATGATTATGGTTTTCCAGAAAGTGAATACAGGCAGAAAACAGTAACTTATATCACGCCTAAAGAATCGCGTGATATGTTCTGGAAACAGGTCTTACAGGGCGATCCTGGAGATAATATAAAGGGATTGCACCGCGTTGGACCAAAGACGGCTGAAAAGATTATATCGGTCGATAAAAATCCTTTTATAAGAACAGCAAGGGAATACATAACAAGAAACCAGAAAGACGACTTTTGGTTTACCTACCACCTTATTAAGTTGGGATCACGGGATATTGAATTAATCAAGATAAACCGAAATTAAAAGTTAAAAATATTGTAGGCATTATACATATAGTGTATATTTACAAAACAATATTAAAACAGCGATACAATGAATTTCACCGAAATACTTAATAGCGAATTTTATTACCTTATTGAAGCATTAGAGCATGGTTCAAGTGATCTTCAAATAATAGATAATTATAAAAAAGAACTATTTAACAAAACGGGTTATAAATATATTTAAACATTCACATTAATAAAGAAAAATGAAAACAAAAAAGCTATCAGATAGCACGGCATCAGTACGAAAAGCCATAGACATACCAAACGACGGAACTTATAAAACCCTTCAAATTATGGCGGCAAAGGCCGGGAAAGATTTTAAAAACTTCATTCAGGATTTAGTAATTGAACATTCAAAAAAACAGAAGTCATGAGCAATATTTCAATAAAATTAAACTTAGCGCAATTAAAACATGCGGAAAGAGATATAAAGGGAAAATCAGGAAACAAAGTAAAATGCCTTGTAATACCTATTTTGGAAAATAAACT